AAAAGGAGAAAGAACTAAGTACAAAGTATGTAGTTCTTGCAATAGAAAACCAACAGTAAAAGATTTAACTAGGATAAAAAGAAGATTATATGGGTAAAGGAAGTAAAAGAAGACCCGAAGATTATAACAAGGTATCTCAGGAGTGGGATAGAATATTTGGAGATAAAAAAGTGGTAGATATAGATAAGTTGAGAGATAAACTCAAAAATCATATAGTTTGCATAGAGTTTCAATCACTAAAAAGTGGTGATATGAAGAATAGAGAATATACTCTATCAGAGAAATATATGAATATACCTAATCATGTGGCAAGACAGACAGGCGATAAGTTATTATGCTATGATGTTGAGTTTCAAAGATGGGAAGATATACAAGAAGATACAATCACTAAGTGGACAGTAGTTGAGTAATGTGCGGATTCGTAGGTACAACTAATACACACAATGTAGAACTCATGTTGAGCAAACAAGAGTTCCGTGGGCCTGATGGTAGCAAGTTCTGGAAGGATAAGGAGTTTGCTATCGGGCATTGTCTATTAGATATAAATGGAAAAAGACAGTTTCAACCAATAGAAACATCAAATGGTAATATTATCGCATTTAATGGAGAAATGTATGATTCTACCATACAAAATGATACTATGTGGTTAGCGAATATGTATGAAACCTACGGTAGAAAAGTGCTAGAATGGAGTGATTGGCATGGTTCAATAATACATTATAATCCAAAGTCAGGAGATGTTACTTTAGTTCGAGACCACTTTGGTGCAAAACCACTATGGTATTACAAGAAAGGTAAAAATATTGAAGTTTCTACATCATTGAGAAGTTTCTTAAGAAAAGAAAGTGATAGAAGAAAGTGGCATATCCACATGAAAACTAAACAATGGTTTGGTAGAGATACACAATGGAACTATATACATAAAGTAGCACCTGGTGAAGTAGTAACCTTAAATATTAGAAAAGGCACAATACGAACAGAAAACTTGTGGAGATACTATAATATAGAATCACATGACTTACATTTACCTGAATTTAGAGATAAATTAATAGAGTCTATTAATAAAGTTGCAAAAAACATACAGAAAACTGGACTGTTTCTTAGTGGCGGATTTGATAGCACTATGGCATTTTCTGCTGTAAAAGATAGTGACTTAGACTTACATATTTATTCTTGTAAGTATGACAAACAGTTAGGCAGACAATGGGATCATGAAGGATTTAGAAGGGAGTTTGGTAAAGCAAAACACACTTGTATAGAGTTCGGATATGATGTAAATGAAGTTATGACATATCCTAATAAAAGATATATGAATCATATGCATTGGATAGAGAAAACACACTATCTATGGGCAGATAAAAATAGAACTTCTCCTAGATACGAAATGTGTAAACAAGCATCAGCAGATGGTTGTAAAGTAATACTAACAGGCGATAGTGCTGATGAGTTGGTATCTGGTTATAAACACCACGAAAAAAGATTTAATGATGAGTATAATTTAGAAACTATGGAACATGTAAAAAGAACTCACAAGTGGTTTCCTACAAAGTCTTTTGGAGATGATTTAATAAATAATACTTTATTTCATGATTTACTAACAACATCAGAACAAAACATACTTACAACAGACCAAACTTGTGGTATGTTTGGTATGGAAAGCAGACCTGTATTTCTTACACAATCATTTGTAAAATACATAATGAGTGTAAAGGGTACAGATAAGTTGAAAGACAATCCTGACTACCACCCAGGCGAATGGAAATGGTTATTGCGTGAGGGTATGAAAGATTATATACCAGAGCATGTGAGACTAAGAGCACAGAAAATAGGGTGGTCTAGTCCGTGGGATAACAATAACGATAAAATTAGAAAAAGAGAACAGATAGAACAGTTAAAATATTTAGAAGAGATGTGTAAGTGAAAGCAGTATTAAGTAATCGTATATATTTAGACGGTAATGAAGATTTATTTCGTGATTTAGAAAACGAACTGACTTACACATTACCTCCTCGTATGCCACAAGACCCACCTATCGTGATAAAAACAATTCGTCATATTAGAAAAGGTTTGTGTTCTATACCTATGGGGAGAGAAGATTTAATCCCAACAAACTACGAAGTAATCGACAAACGGAATGACTTGGAAGTAGACTTTCCTAAGTTCAAGTTTGATTTACGACCGAGCCAGAAAGCAGTCTATGATGAAGTATATGACAGTAGTATAATTAACGCTTGGGTTAGTTGGGGAAAGACATTTACAAGTTTAGCAATTGCTGGTAAACTTGGTCAGAAAACACTGGTTGTTACCCACACAACCAACTTAAGAAATCAGTGGGAAAAAGAAGTACAAAAAGCCTATGGAATACAAGCAGGCAGAATCGGGTCGGGGAGTTTTGACACCTCATCTCCGATAGTCTGCGGGAATATTCAGACTTTATACCGAAGAATTGATGATATTAAAAAAGAATTCGGAACGGTTATTTTAGACGAAATGCATCATGTCAGTAGTCCTACTTTTACTAGAATTATTGATGAAATGCCTGCAAGATATAAAATAGGTTTGACAGGTACTTTACAAAGAAAAGATGGGCGTCATGTAGTCTTTAGAGATTATTTTGGTCATAATGTACTAAAACCACCTAAAGAAAACTACATGATACCTTCAATTCATGTAATAAAATCAGAGATTCGATTCTTAGACGGTTCGTATACACCTTGGGCTGAACGAATCAATCATCTAACACAGAACTCTGAATATGTAAATAGTGTGAGTTTGATTGCGTCTAAGTACGCAGCACAAGGTCACAATGTATTAGTAGTGTCTGATAGAGTAGCATTTCTAAAAAGTTGCTCTAGATTAGTAGGAGATAATGCCACATTTATAACTGGCGAAATGGACTTTGCAGAAAGGGAAAAGACTATGAATCAAATTGGTAAAAGTCATAATGTTCTTTTTGGAACACAGAGTATCTTCTCAGAAGGTATTTCACTTAATCAATTGAGTTGTTTAGTTTTAGCAACTCCTATTAATAACGAGCCACTACTAACACAGTTGATTGGTAGAGTAATACGAGAGCAGGAAGGCAAACGTCAACCTGTTATAGTAGATATTCATTTGAAAGGGAAAACTGCTTCAAGACAAGCAAATAATAGGCTAGGATACTATGTCAAAGAGGGGTATAAGGTCAATGTCTTATAGATTACGAACTACATACCGCCAAAAAATAGTTCTTGACAGCAGGTTAAAAATTTGTTATAATATATGATATTGTTTAATTGGGAAAAGATACTTCGAGTAAGCAAAGGGAATGTCGGTGACATAATATCGATACTCAGAATAATTACATACAAGTTACCCCCTAAGAACTTTAAGGATAAGACTTTCAAGTTTTACCAACACAACTATGGAGGTAAGTCATTTCTGCTAAATCCAGAAACCTTACTAACAACTGGCAGGTCATTTAGTGATAAAGAAGTTGCAGAATATGTAGGAGTCGCATCATTCCGCAGTTATCCCGACTTTGTTCAGAGAAAAGACTCCACACTAGACCTCTTATATTTGCCGATATCAGAGGACACTATTAACAAAAACAGACTACTTAGGATAGAAGATGGAAAGGTTCATTTTTTATACGAGTAGACATTAACAGGAGAAAGAAATGGCAATTGGATTTAACCAAACTAAAGGTTCTGCTCAAAAGAGCAAAATCGAAACATATAATTACGCAGGTAAAGAAGACCATCAGATAAGACTAGTTGGAGACTTACTCCCTAGATATATCTATTGGATTAAAGGCGAAAACAACAAGAACATTCCTATGGAGTGTTTGTCTTTTGATAGGACTACTGAAACCTTCAACAACAAAGAGCATGACCATGTTCGAGATTTCTACCCTGATTTAAAATGCGGTTGGGCATATGCTGTCCAATGTATAGATTTGTCTGACAATTCTGTAAAAGTTTTAAATCTAAAAAGAAAGTTGTTTGACCAGATTTTAGTAGCAATGGAAGACTTAGGCGACCCAACAGACCCAGAAACAGGGTGGGACGTTGTCTTCAAAAGACTTAAGACTGGCCCACAGGTATTCAATGTTGAGTATCAGTTATCAGTTCTTAAATGTAAGAAAAGACCGTTGACAGAAGACGAGCAAGAATTAGTTGCAGACCTTAAATCAATGGACGATGTTCTTCCTAGACCTACAGCGGACGCTCAACTAGAATTGTTGAGAAGAGTAACATCTGACGGTGGCGATGCCCCTGAAGAAGTATCAGAGGAGTTTGATGTATCATGATTGGAGTAGGTGAATACTTCCCATACTTTGAGTTACAGGGTGTAGACTCTGAAAACCATATGGGAACTGTAAGTAGAGATGATTTTGATGGTTGGAAAGTATTTTACTTCTACCCAAAAGATTTTACTTTTATTTGCCCAACAGAGATTGCAGGTATGGATATGCTTATATCAGAAGCATCAGTCTGTGGTTTTAGTGGCGACAACGAGTTTTGTAAACTTGCTTGGAAAAGAGATAACGAACTAATAAGCGGTATCAGACATACACTAGCGGCAGACTGCGGACTACCTTTATCATCTGAACTAGGAATAGTTGCAGAAGATGGAGTGTGTTATAGAGCAACTTATATTGTTGACCCAGACGGGATTATCCAGCATGTATCAGTAA